GTCCCAAACTGCAAGTCCATCAGGAATGACAAATGACCGCGGATCAAAATCGGATGCGTAACGGGATTGTTCCTCGGCGAAAAGCTTTCCAGCAGTGTATTCAAGTCGTTGGAGGTTGAGGCAGTAGTCTCTTGGATAGCGTTGTTTAACCCCGTCCAGGAAGGATGAGGTGTCAATGGACGATTGAATGATCGTGGCCCAATCCTGCTCGGAGTCCTCGAGATCGTCTGATTGAATGAAGTCATCGTGCTTTCGGATGTAGTTGAGGACCTTCTTGTTGGAACGAATTGCTGGGGCGATGTTGGGGTGCTTGCCATTGCAGTCGAAGAGTCTTGGATCTCTTGAGTGGACCTTGTCACCAAAGGCGAAGTAGGCATGTAAATGGGGTTGCCCATCTTCGTGAAGTTCCTGACAGATACAGTAAGAGGTGACGTTGAACTTGTCTTGGATGAAAGCAAGCAGAGTTTCCTTGGATAGATCAGTCTGGGAGTAAGTAAGGAAGACTTGTTTACGATTGAAGTCAAAGGGCATGAAAGTGTTCGCCTATATAATATTACTAGGCGAACACGGAACCTGGGAACCACCCACTATTTAAAGGAAAAAGGGGCACACGCCACTTACCCAAACATTACACAAGATCATGGTTTTCAAGAAGTCAGTGAAACAATACCGCGCGGCCCTTGCCGCAAAAGGAATGACGGCGTTGTACAGCAAGTGGAAAGCGTTCAGATCTCGTACCCGTACGCAGTACAAAAAGAAGCCACGCAGTGGACAGGGTGTTACAGGTCAGTACGACCGGAGACAGATTTACCAAAAGCGGTATATGCCGCGCGGCCGCAAACGACAGTGGGTCAAGTTTGTCCGCAAAGTGCAAGCAGTGAACTCGGCCGGACTAGGCACCCGAACCATTTTGTTCAATGAAACCATAACGATGGGTGTATTCACGTCACTCCAAAGCATTGGGATGGTCCACTTATACTCGTACAAAGGCCAACCACCTGGCGCTATATCCCAAGAACAGGGGGCAAATGACATATCACGCATGGCAGCTCGTGATGGATTAACGTCCACAAACAAAATTTATTTCAAATCAGCAGTGATGGATGTCACATTCAACGGATACCCGCAAGATAACGCGACAGCGGGCCCATTGGAAGTAGATGTCTATGAAATAGCATACCTCAAGAAGAATTACCTCGGATCACTAACAGAGATGATCACCTTATCAGAAACACAAACCACTACCGCAACTGGATATACTAATGGAATTCAACTCATTGATCGCGGAGCGACTCCATTCGAACTTCCCCTACTAGGAAGACACGGCATTAAGGTTATGAAAAAAACCAAGTTCTTTCTTAATCCAGATAACTCGACATTCACCTATCAAATGCGCGATCCTGGAAATAAGTACCTCTCACTAGCTCAATTAGGCACTGAACCGGATGCAACGGAATTTGCCAAAGGAAACCTAACGCGATCTCTACTCTTTGTTGTGAAATTAGTAGCAGGAAATACAGCAGAATTAGGAGATGGATGCATCTGTGGGGTTACCAGAAAATACTCATATGTTGTCCCAGCCCTTAACCAAGTTGTTGATGGGCGTTTGTAACTAGTTCTATCTTAGTGGAGCGAAGCGACTTAGGGTTAGTTTAGGGTTAGTTTTAGGGTTAGTTCATAATCCACTACAATAAAAAAACATGTTAAGAAAAAAACGATACGGGAGTAGGTGCGAAAGGTTATATTTCAAAAAAGTGATTCAGTCAAAATTATCTCAATGGAGTTTCCTCGAAGCCATTCATACTCGGGCGCTGTCTTGAGTTTGTCAAATCCGTCCTGATTACAGCAGAAGATGCTAGGTCGTCCCCATTTGAAAGTACGCTTGTGTCGATACTTGTCCGTACAGCTGAACTCCTTCTGTGCCCCAAACCATCCCTTCTTGCTCGGGATAAATTGCCAGTCAATGTCATCGAAGATTGCATACTCGGAGTCGGGGTAGAAGTTGTCCAAGTTGAAGACGGAGTTGTAGTACGTATGATGTCCGAGACTGCGTGCCCATTCAGTCTTGCCCGTTCGAGTTGGTCCCACCAGTATGAGAGATAATGGTCGATCCTCGCCAAGTCTCTGCTCGTCCCAAACTGCAAGTCCATCAGGAATGACAAATGACCGCGGATCAAAATCGGATGCGTAACGGGATTGTTCCTCGGCGAAAAGCTTTCCAGCAGTGTATTCAAGTCGTTGGAGGTTGAGG